CAAATTCGATGGCGTGCGTGCTGGCTGTACCTTTGGTGAAGGTCATACCGTCCAGTTTGCCGTTGGGGTCAGTCGCGACGTTCCAGACCAGCGCACTGGTGTCCGCAGTGCCCTCGTAGCCGCCGACCGTGCTGTTCGTCATGGTCGCGCCACCAGCATCTATCTGGTCGCATCCCAGCCAGTTGCAGGCGCTTGCAGTGGTGTTCGACAGGAACGTAAACGTACCCATGTCCACAAACGAGCACCCTGTCAGCGCTACGGTTGCGTTATCGGTATTCAGCCACCGGCCTGGTGTGGTGGTGCCCAGCGCCTTGAACGCGCAGCTGGTCAACGTCACGCTGCTGGAGGCGTTCACCACCTCCCAGGTATTAAAGTTCGCCGTGGCGTGCGGATGCTGGCGAATAAAAATTGTCTTATTACTTTCTTCAAATCTGACTGCTGTGCCGGATGTGCCCAGCTGCATCAGCCCGCTATTGAAGTAAGCGCCATCCCGCAGAGCGAGCATGCCGTAGCGCAAGCTGGCTGTTTCAAGATTGGTCAAGATGCCAGCGAAACTCGCTGCCGCATCCGGGGCGGTGCCGTTGGTGATAACAATGTCGGCGCGTCCGTAGCGGATCCCGTCAATGGCGGCGGGCGCGCCTTTCGTCGGTCCGCCCGATGGCAGATTCCAAAGCCCGCCAAACCAGGACTCGACGCCTGCCGTTGGGCTTCCTGTGGTGTTGTCAGCAGTCGCGTTTTCGTTGACTGCGATGAGCACCCAGCCGCCAAACTCTAAGGTGTCGCTCCCGCCAACATAAAACTGTCGGTAAGCGCCCGAGCCACTGCCGATTAAAAATTTCATGCCGCCGCCAGAGATGGTGGCGAGCGAGTTCGGCGTCAGATGCGTCATCCACGCAATGTAGGCGCCATCAGTTCCTGACCCACCAGCGTCGCCGGAATTGTCGTGAATCATCCCTTTCTCGGCAGACGCCCACGCCGCCTTCGACATGCAGGACGACCCTTGTATGTAAAAGTCGGTTTCCTGCGTCAGGCCCGCGCCGCCCGTGCCGATGGATGTCCACGTTCCAGTGCCGCCGTCGGTGAAGATGTCCGCTAAGTTTGTTGCGTAGGAGGCAGCTGTCACAGCGCGTCAAACTCCTCAGCAGTCAGCGCCTCCCAGTTGCCTTCCGGCCCTTCCTCAGACAACTGCGTTTCGCGACAGTCGCAGATGATTCGCTGAGGCGGATCATCGTTGACGTCAAAATAAATGATGCCGCTGCACCCGGCACACTTTGTCGCAGCACGCGCGGGCATTACGCATCGACCGTCCTGATGGCCGTGGTGCTGCCACCCGTGCTGGTCATCGTGCCCGAGGTGATGTACTCCTTAATCGGGCTGGCCCCGCCATCCCTCACCTTGATGACAAACTGCCGGTCGCTGCTGTACACAAAGCTGAAGTTCTCCGTGCCAGACGCCGCCACCTTGTCTAAATAAGTGATGAAAACATTTTTCGGCGCAGTGGCGTTGTCGCCTGAGAACGACTCACTCGAAATGGTGAACGTACTGCCAGTAAATGAGGTATACGAACACAGTTGGTAGAACCCGCTGTTCGTCTGCACGCGCAGCGTGCCCGAGCTTGGGGTGTCGGACGGAATGGTCGTCGTCACCACCACCGAGGTCTCTGTCGCGCCCGTCAGGCTGGTGTTTAGCGTCAACTGGGTGTAATCGACCTCCGGGTTGCCGTCAGCATCCAGCGTGCTGCCGTCATAGGGCCCGACGAACACATAGTCTTCGCCGGTCGCAAGGCCGCCCACAGAAAACGTGACATTGTTCGGCGGGTTGATTTCGTTGTTCTGCAGGTCAAAAAACTTGTCAGAACTTGAGGTGTCCGCCGCCTCCATGCCGATGCCGTAAGCACCGATGAGGGCGGACCCGGTTGAGACACCAACGAACGGCGTTGAAATAGGCCTAGCGGTCACCGCGCCCGCGACGTCAACGTAGTTCCCGACATTCAAGTCGTCGTAGATCCGAGTGTTGTCGACTGGGGCGACGCCGCGTAGCAGCTGACCGTAAAGGTTGCCTGTGGTGCCGTCGTCATCCACAGCGAAAAACCTGATGACGCCCGCCGTCGTTGTTGGCGCGGTCGGCGGTGACACGTCATTGATGTCAGCAGTCGCGCCTGAACTCTGGCCGGTAATCTGGTCACCGTCAGTCAATGTGCCGGACTCAAGGTCAACCACCAAGGTGCCTGTCAGGCCGTCGTCGTCAACCGCGATGACTCGCCCCTTCCACGCAGGCGTCGCGCCGGGCCCGTGGATGGCTTCACCCACCAAGAACGGGCCGCCAGACTCGTTGTCATAAGCGAGAAGGTCGCCGTACGCGCCTTCGTCGTTAGTGACAAACATGGTCCCGGTTTCGCCGTCATAGGCAAAGCTGTGTGTGACACCCCGGAACAGTTCGCCGCTGAGACCGTTGATCGTGGATGCCGTGCCATCTCTGGTCAGCCAGTTCATGCGTTCGTAAAACTGGTTGATGGTGAAGCTGTCGCGATTCCACTCCGAGTAATACTCCTCATTGACACTGTTCTGATTGATGTCAATGAGACGCAAACCTTCGGTGTTCGTGATAGCCGTCCAGCCCGCTACGGTTGCGGCGGCAGTTGAGACATTCAGGTTGTCTGAATCCGACAAGGCAAGCACGTTGTTGCCTCTCGACGTCGCATTGATACTAAACTCGCCAAAAGTGTTGAAAAATCGACGACAGGTGCCCAATAGGCGGCGGCGGTTGATGTCTACGCCGTTAGCACGAACTTTAAGCATGAAGCGGTGAGAGATGCCCTGCGTCGAATCGCCGTTCCTTGGAATGCCAATCAGATACGCATCGCTGGTGTCCCAGTCGTTATCAGTGCCACCTTCGAGCGTGGCGGTGATCGTGGTGCCGGTGTTTGCGGTGATCAGCCCCTGGCTACCGTCGGTCGTGTTGTAAATCGTATAGCCGACAAACTCGTCGGTCGTCCAGGTGCCGCCCGAATCCGTCAGCGTGGCAGCATTGTTTGCGCCTGTGTGCGTCCCGCCCTCCCCCTTATTCCACCAGTCATCTGCGAGCACGGCGCCGTCTTGATGGATCTGGATCTGCACCGAGGCGTTGCCGAAATTCACAATGCCGTCGTAGATCGTGTCGCCGCCGCCCTGAATGATGGAACCGTCGTAAAGATGTTCAGCCGCCGTGTCGTCGATGTTGTACGAGCCCAGCAGCGTGATGATGTTGTCCGTAGAGCGTGCCGACGGCAGCAGGCTCACGATGTCAATTTCATCGTTGCCGCTGAACTCAGGGTCGTCCGCCAAATCTTGCAGCCAGCGGTGAAACTGAATGACGGTCGCATAGCTTGGCGCAGCGCCGTTGTGATCGTCCCCGATATATCGAATGTTGCCGGTCGCGCGATCAACGCTCCAGTCACCTGCCACAATAGCCATATCAATCTCCGAAAAAATTTAATCAGGTTTTCCGGGCGGCGCCTTCCCGACGTCAGCGAACGCCAAGGCTGCTGCGAGAAACGCCGCGGAGCCTCTCATATGACCGCATTCCGCCGAGACCCAGCATTCCAAGCGTCAGCGTCATCAGATCCCCTGTGTCGAGCCGCGGCGGCGGTTCAATGCCGTTGAGCGTTGCCACCCACGCCAGCAGGGGCTGAGCGATGAAGCTCCAGCCGAGCCCAGCGACAGACAACCAGCCAAGCCCGGGGCGCCAACCCGCCACGAAGACAGAGCTGTGCTGCGCCTCTTGCTGATTAACTGCGAGCTGCCCTTTCGCCAGCTCAACGTCAAGCCTGAGCGCCTCCAAGTCGCCCTGAAAATACTGCCGGGCAAGCTCCTGCTTCGCAGCCTCCGCTGCTTTCTTGTCAGGCAGAATCCGGTCAAGCACTTGACCGAGAACAGGAAGGATCGCTGCAATCATTCGGTCACCCTCCGCCAGAGCGCGGTGTGCTGGTCTTTCGCCTCAGCTTTGATCTCGCGAACGTCCTGCTGCAGGCGTTCAACGTCTTTCTGCATCGCGACATACCCGGCGTAGCTGCTCATCGCAACAGCCACCAGAGGCAACCATTTCAGGTAGTCTGTGATCGGAGTCGGCGGTGGTGCCCGGCGATCTGGCCCCGAGTAGGCATCGCGCTCAATGCGCTCAGCCACCCGCCGGATGATCGTCTCGTCGCCAACGCCCATCTAACGCAGCAGCCACCACGCCGCCCCGCAAACAACGATGGGCACCACGATGTCCATGACGCTGTCAAAGCTCCAGCGGAGCAGGTTTAAACCGTAGCCAATCGGCAAACTGCCCAGCGTGTTCACATGCGCGCGGCGGTACTGCCCATCCGCGCACTTCACGATGTCACTGCGGCCGTGGTCTTCCACCTGCGCGCACTCGCGCCCGACGAAGAACGCAATCGCAACAACTGCCGGCCAGAAAAAGTTGCCCACCATCCACCCACACGCGAGCTGAAAGAGGAGAGAAAGGCCCGCGTGCTCCAGCCAAGTCCAGCCGTGCTTTTCGACGTCAGTCCACATTGTTGTAAAAGGCATGATTGCCGATGGTGACCACCGGATCTTTGCCGTCTGCCCAAGCGGGCGAGATGGCAGTCGTGTGGTAGTGCGTCGAACCAAGCGTCATGTCTTCGTCGTCGCCCTGCGCGATGGCTTTCAGCGCTGCCATCAGGCAGTCGCGGAAGACCGGCTGGTTGACGCTGATCGTCTCCATTTTTGAGCGGTTCGGGTCGTCCGGCAGCCAGCAGGAGAACTGGTATGGCTCTGTGCAGACGCCGGCAATCGTCACCTCTCTGCGGTGACGCTTTTCGACGCGGTTCAAAATCACATGCGCGACAGCCAGCTTGCCGTCAAACTCCTCGCCGCGAGCCTCGCCGAAAATGGTGCGGGCCATGATGTCGAGATCACTGTTTGTCACCGGTTCACCTCAATCGCGCGGTCCAGCTTGTTCTCGATCCGGTCAAGGCGCGCATCCACCACAGCAATAGCGCGCTCCAGGGCCGCGGAGGTGGCATCCTGTTGCGCCTCAAGGCGTGTCACGCGGGTGTCCATGCTCATGCCCCAGCTGACCAGCCCGCCTGCCAGGGCGAGCGTTGCCAGGAGGTGAGCTATGTTGACTTCGCGTCGCAAGTGCCAGCCTTCAGTGTTTTCCATCTCCATCCCTCACTGCAGGCTGCAGTCATAGTCTTCGCGGTAAAGCCACTTCCCGCACACCCGAGCGCGCTTGGCGTGGGTGTGGATAGGCTCGTAGAGCAGCTCCCCGCGCTCCCCGAAATGAAGCACCATGAACCCTGGCTGCCAGTCCTGCGGGTTGCCGTCGCCGTAGGCGAACTGCGGCCCCTGAATCTCGCCTAAGAAGCCAGTTTCAATGCCAAATCGGACGCCTTTGTAGTCGCTGAACGGGCGGGCCAGCAGGCGGTGCGTGTGGCCGGTCACGATGTTCGTTCCGGCCCCGATGGTGTTCCGGCGGGCTGCGTCAATAGAGCGGTGCCAGGTGTGCTTCACCATCGTGGTCTCGTTGACGAACAGGCTGTGATAAATCCGCCAGCCGTCAAAAACTTCATACAGCTCTTTCAGCGTCGTGCCGGGGGCGCCTTCAATCCCCGGCGCGTTCTTGGCGATGTACGCCTCGAAGCGGGCGTCGTGGTTCCCGCGCGTGATGCGTTTGACCGCGCCGACTTTGTCCGCCGCCTTGGTCAGGGCGCTCATTTCCTGCCGCGCCCAGTCAATTTCTTCCACCATTGTCGGGCGGTCTTCCCAACCGTGACGGGGATGCCTGGAGATGCTCGGAAAGTCGAGCAAGTCGCCGTTTATCCAAAGTTCGATAGGTTTGTAGCGTTTAACCGCCTCCAGTAAGCAAAACCAGGCAAAAGGCTTGTGATCCGGCCACAGGTGGACGTCGCTGCAGACGAGGACGGTTCCGGAGATTGAAATCTCCTCCGCTTGCTGAGGGATGTACCCCAGGTTTTCTCTGTTGCCCAAGCCAGGCAAGCGGATTCCGAGGCGCTTCTCGACCGCGCGACGACGGATAAAAACAGAGCGGAGGGCAGACATGCCGAGCCTGTCTCGGAGGTCTTCGGTGCGTAGCCCGTCCTTATGCGCCTGCATCCACTCGGCTGCAAAACGGTTATCGTCCTCCAAACTTCTCATCGGTTTTCAAAAAATTTCAAAAAATTTTTCGATAGTGCTCCTAAATTTTTCAAAAAATTTTTGAGTTGCAGCCGGTACTCCTTGCCCGGCGGCGGAGGGGGGCAAACCCCCCTCCCCCACCCCCTCGACGCCAGCCTGGTCGGGCTCCAGCAGGGGGGCGGCCATGTTTTTCGAGCCGCTCTTGCCGCGGCGCAACGCAAGGGATTGATTTCAAAAGAAGCGCCCCTCAATCACACTGAGGGGCGAGGGAGATGAGAGCAAGGGCGGAGCTTCGCGCGGGTGCTTGTGTCCTAGCGTGACCCCGCCTTTTCAGGGTCCCGGAGGCGCCGTGAGCGCCAACGCAAAGCTCAACGCCGTAAAGTGTGCACCCCTATTTTAATTATTGCAAATTTGCTATCGCGCATCCGCGACACGCAGCATCGTCCTGACAATGTCCTGCCCTCGCTGTTGCTGCTGATACACCCACTGCAGAGACTTGCCGGTCTGCTCTGCTATCGCAGGGATCCCGAAGACATAGCTCATTGCCGTTAACCGCACCCGCTCTTCAATCACCGGATCCCCGAAGTTAATCAGCTCCTGCAGCACCGCGTGCACACGTTCCACTTCACGGGTCGCCGTGTCCAGCCGGAACACACCTTGCGGAATACGTGGGCCAAATCCACCATCAGCCCGAGCGAACAGCGCCTTATATAGCGTTGTCTCATCGTCATAACCCAAGCCATCCACACAAATCTTCTCGATCCAATGCGCCCATTCGGTCAGCATCTGGCTGACAACGTCTTGACTACGAGCGCCCATCCCACCGTCCTGCGTCGTCCTCGCTCTGCCGGTCGCGCTCCACCAGTGCCATGCCGACCAGCGCCACAGCAAAGAACCCACCGACGGTGGCGCCTACCAGAAAACCGATGTAGAACATCGCCATCAGCTGCAGTGCTGCAGCGCCCAGAACGACGCTGACTCAGCACCCTCATCGCGCTGCCGAATGAAAACCAACGCAGAGCCGCCTGTGCGGTCCACCACGCCCCGTTCGAGCATCAGCAAGTCCACCTGACTGTCATCGTCATATGCGAGCCCCTGAAGCGCATCCAGCAAGCCCTTGGCGTGATTGTCCAGATCGCGCCGTCTCGCATCCGGCGGACTCAGCTTGACGGCCACCTCAAGCGCCCCCTCCAATTTGAAGCCACCACTGCCCTCAAACATCTCAGCCACCGCCTGCTTGTACTCACGCGCGCGCTTTGACAGATACGTGCCGCGACTTGAGTGCCGCCAATACGTGTTCACGCTGGGCGGCCACGGCAACAGTAGAGTTAGTTCATCCATGGCTGCTCCTTTAACCTGAAGTCCGTCTCATCCCGCCGGCCTTTGCCCATATTGCAATCCCGACAGAGCACCTGCAGGTTGTTCCAGTCCAGCGCCAGCTCCGGATGCGAGTGCCGCGGCAGCACATGGTCAACCTGCAACGTCGCGTAATCGCCGCTGACCCCACAGTTCATGCAGCGCCTTTGATACATCGCCAGAACGTCATAACGCAGCCGTTGCCACTCCTGCGACTGCAGAAACCCCTCACCTGCGACATCCATCTTCTTCAGCTTTGATGGGAACACCGTCGTCGTCATCACCTCGTTGTGCGCCCAGAGGTTCTCGCACACCCGACACAGCCGCTCGTCGCCCGCTGGGAACCCCACCTCAACATCACGGTCCAGCAGCACCAGCCGACCACAGCGGGTCGCTCTGACACCATTCCGCTCAAAGTCAGCTCTCAGCTCATGCCAGACCGGCGACCCCCAGCGGTCAACCCGGCTAGCAGTTGAGGTGAATCGGATCAGCCTCATATCGCCTCCAAAAACAGCTCATCAAAAAACAAAAAAAATGCGTTCGTGTCCCTCACCGAGCGTGTCTCTAAGACACGCGCTCGGGACACGGGGATCACCGTTTTCAGCGTGTCCCGCGTGGGACACGTGCGGGACACGCCCGGACACGCCTGGGACACGCTTTCGGGACACACCCCTCGGGACACGCGGGACACGCTTTTTGCCATTTGGGACACGCTTCGGGACACGCTCGTTATTTCACTTTTCTCAAGTAGTTTCTTAAGTTTCAAAAAACGCTTAGTCATAGTCCGTCACCACGTAACCGGCGTCCGTTTTGCGGATCAGCTGGGCGTCCATCGCCCGCTCAATCGCGCCATCCACAACGGTCGCCCGCGCCTTGATGGCTGCCCGCAGCGCGCGCTTGGTGATGTGCGGACTGGTTGCCACCTTCTCGCGTACCAGCATCACGTCCACGTCCAGCTCGACCCCTTTACCCCAGTTGATGACCACACTGCTTACCGGGTTGCCAAAGTCGTCCAGCTGCACCTCGCCGGCTTTGTCATGCAGCGTGATCCCGGCTGTCTCAAACGGCATCGGCTCCAGCAGGCGACCTTCGCGCTGCTTGTTCCATCGCATCTCCTTGTTGCCGTCGTCGTTAAGCCCGACCATGAGAACGCCATCCACCGCAGCTCTGAGGCCGCCCCAGCCACGCAGATCCCAGCGGTTCGCTTTTGGCGAGTGGTGGACAAGCAGAACAGTCGCCTTCGCCTCATCAATTAGATGCTGGCGGATGTTCACCAGCAGCTTTGACATGGCCGGACTCTCGTTCTCCTGCGCGCCCGGCATCGAGGCTGCCAGAGTGTCGATGATGACGAACGGCTGCTCGAACTCGCCCGCGATGTCTGCCGCAAACGCCGCGCACTCGCCGTCAGCCGAGAAGTCCACATATTCATCGAGCAGAAAGAAGGGAAAGCTGCCGAAGCGTCGGCCGTGCTGCTGCCGCCATGCGCGGGCGCGTTGACCCATCTCGCCCCGAGCCTCCTGCGCAACGTAGACGACGGGCGCCTGTCTCACATCGAGGCCGTTCCACGGCAAGCCAAGTGCGACCGAGGCCGCCCAGTCCATGGCGATGGCGCTTTTGCCGAGATTAGGCTCGCCGCCGAGCACCACGATCCCGCTCTGCTGGATGGTCCCGGCAATCAGAAACCGCGTGAACGTGCTGTTGTCCGCGGCCACATCCATGTGGGTGCGCTTGAAATGCCGCCGGACGACGGGTGCAGTCACCTGCCCCCAGCCGGCTTCTTTTGCCATTGCGAAGACGGTGCGAAGCGTGATTGCGCCGTTTGCGTTAAAGGTTGCCCACTTGCGGCGCAGCTCTGCGTCTCCGGGATACTTTTCGCCGGTCGCACACCATGCAGACCAGATCTCAAACGCCTCCAGCCAGAGGCTCGCATTCAGCGCCTGCCCGACCTGTATCCATTTCGGATAGGGGAGATCTGCATTGATCGCAGCCAGCGCGCTCTTGACCTCCTCCAGCTCATCCGCGGGCGCCGCAAAGCGCTCTGGCTCTGGCTGCACCGGACGCTCTTTAAAAAGATCCCCCGCTGGCTTCGCATCCAGCAGCTGGCAAAGCCACGCAGGCGCCTCTGCAATCGGAATCCCGTCCGCCATGTCGGAAGACGACTCAAACTCGTAGCTGCGCCCGCTTCCATGAATGGATGGCGGGATCACCACGTAACCACCGAGCGCCACGATGTCGATCCCAGCGAATCCCTTGAGCGGCGCTTTCCTGAATTGCTTGCCCGGCGTGGACAGATAAATGTGGCGCCCGCCGCCGCCGGTCAACACCTCGATGGTGTCCGGCCACTCCCCCATGCCTTTGAGCTGCAGCCAGCTGTCGTCGCCGCCGTTCCGCGGGTCAATGTCGACCACGATGTGGTTCGGCGGAATGGCTGCCGCGAAGTTCTTGTGACCGCCGTGCCACCACGCCGTAATCCGCTCAGCATCATCGGTGGCGTCATGAAAGCCGCGCGCAGTCGCAGGATGCTTTCCGGGACTCGCACAGTCTGCCTTACCGCAGCTGCAAACCCCCTGAGAGACGTTCCGCAACGGAAACAGCTTGAACCCGTAGTGGAGAAAATCCAGCAGCTCGTGCGGCGCAAGCACCTCAGACATCGAAGACGTCCGGGCGCAGGTCATAGCGCGTGACCCGGGACTTCAACGCCTTTTCTATCGCCACAGCCCGCTCAGGCGTCGGCACGGTATGCCCCGCCCGCCACTGCCAGACAGCGCCGTAGGTGATGCCCAAGAGATCTGCCAGCGCCTGGATGCCACCAGCCGCCTCGATTGCCCGCTCGATGGATGTTTTCGCGTTAATGTTTTTTTTCACTTATGTGACTATTTATGATTATTACAGTCTAACTATAAGTTCTGGGAACGGTCAATGCCAAAAAATTTATTAGCGTGTCTATAATTCGCGTCAAAGGAGAACAACATGCCCAGCCGACCATTGACCCGACACGAACAGCAGATGGCGCGCCGTCTGCGCGACTTGTGGGAAGAAAAGAAAGCGAAGGATCGCCTCACGCAGGACGACATCAACCGCCAGGTGGGCTGGTCCCCAAGTGTCTTCAGCCAATACCTGCGAGGCCGCATTCCGTTGAACACCGACGCAATCTTGCGGATCGCGAAAGCCATCCGCGTGCAGCCGTGGGACATCGATCCCACGCTGGAGCCGCTGTTACGCGGCGCAGGTTACGCCACGTTTGACGAGGCGTTCGAGTCTCTCAGCGATTCGGAAGTGATTGCGGTGGCGACGCAGCTCGCCCGCCGTCTGGATATAGATGGTCAGATCGATCTTGTCGCCCGGCTTGCTGCCGCGCTTCAAGCGTCTCGCGAAGGATCATGAAAAACTCGTTCCGCTGATCCGCGCTGGCTGCGTCTAGCCAGCCAGCTATGGCTTTTTTTATTGGCATCACGTCGCACTCCTTGACCGCGACAGAAATGTAGCCCCAATGAAACTTTTTTTTCAACCCTGCAATTTCCGCTTGCGTTGTTTTATAGTCCGACTATAGAATCGGTTTCGGCGTTGAAAACCAAAGAGGAGAGCAAGCATGATTGAGACCGATGAGATGAGCAGCCCGACGTATGAAGAAAGCGCAGATCTCAAAAAACGCATGAACGCCTGCCGTCGGCACCTTTTGAGCGAGCACAAGCACATCACACAACGCGGCGAGCAACGTCGCTCATCCGATGACGCTCAGCTGAACGAGCCCTACAAGTTCGTGTTGGCCCGCCATGTGCCGCTCGGCATCGTTCAGCAGGCGCTGGAGTCGGTAGGGCTCCGCTGCGTCGGAGGTGTCATCCGATGACGGCGGCACGCAAAAAGCAGGACTTGCACCTCTTTAGTTTCCCTTGCGACATCGTCGTCAGCGATTCCCGCAGGAAGCACATCGTCGACAGCGAGCTGAACTGCCTCATCGACGTCGAGCTCAGTGACCTGATGCGGGCAAGCGTTCCCGTGGATGACGTCGCCTGCTTTTTTCACTTGCTGCGCGATGAGGACGTGGGGTGGTATTTGAAGCTGAACGGCGATTGCGTCGAGCTCGACATGCGCCCGGAAACCCTCTCAACCGTTAACGGCGAGTGCTTGCTGCTCGACGCCGGCCACCGAGGCGGAATCATTGAGGCCGTCATGTCGGCATATCTGGAGGGTGAGTGATGGACATGCATCGCATCATTGACACCGCGCAACTGGACAAGGCCGCAGCGATTGCCGCGGCCAGCGCCAAGGCAGATCGCGCATGGCTGCGTGAAGCCATGGCAGCCGTGCGCTATCTCGCCACCGTTCATGGCGAGTTCACCACTGACAACGTCTGGGCATGCCTGCCGAATGACGTCAGCACGCACGAACCACGCGCGATGGGCGCTGTCATGCGCGCTGCGATGAAAGAAGGCGTGATCGCGCCACTCGACCGATACGAAATGTCCACGAGGCCGGCCTGCCACTGCCGCCCTGTGCGTGTTTGGAAATCATTAAGGAGACAGCAATGGCAATCAAACTGAAAAGCACCCGTGACGCTGCGAGCGACCAGGGTCTAAAGCTGCTGGTTCACGGCCCGACCGGCGCAGGGAAAACCTCGTTGGCAGCGACCATGCCGGGGAAGCAGATCATCCTGTCTGCGGAAGCCGGACTGTTACCGCTACGGCATCTCGACATTGCCGTCATCGAGGTGAAGTCGATTGACGATGTGCGCGAGGCTTATCAGTTCATCGCGAGCAAAGACGGGGAGCAATTTGAGTCGGTAACGCTCGACAGCGTGACCGAAATTGCAGAAGTCGTGCTGGCTGCTGAGAAGCAGAAGACAAAAGACCCGCGGCAGGCTTATGGGGAGCTGATCATGCAGATGACAACCCTCCTTCGCGCTTTTCGCGATCTTCCCCGCCGCCACGTTTATATGAGCTGCCAGCAAACGCGCGACAAGGACGAGCAGTCTGGCGCCATGCTTTATGGCCCTTCCATGCCCGGAGCAAAGCTCGCGCAGTCGCTGCCGTACCTCTTTGATGAGGTGTTCGCTTTACGCGTTGAGCGCGACGCGGAAGGCGCACTTAAGCGTGTGCTCCAGACAAGCCGCGACGGCGCCTATGAGGCGAAAGACCGCTCGGGCTGTCTTGACCAGTTCGAGTCACCGGATCTCGCCGCTGTCATTCAAAAGATTTCCGGCAGCAGCAAGGCGAAAGCCGCATGAGTCTCATCGAAAAAAT